ATAGTGTCATTACTCAATACATGATACAGTTAGGTTTTGTATTGAAAGATTATAAAATTATGGTAGTAAATAATATAGACAGTAAAGATCAATATAAATTTCCTTATCAACATCTATGCATCTTTACTAAAAAAGGAACCATTACACGAACATCAGAATGGTTGCAACATATTCTAGTATATCCAATGAAGAAGGCTACTGGACCTTACTTTGGTTGGAATGAAAATTTTGTTAAGTTAGTAGTAGAACATTTGAGTAAGGAAAATGATAAGGTCCTTGATCCTTTTACAGGGACAGGTATTGTTCCTTATGTAGCTCGGTCTTTAAACAGACAATATTTAGGAATAGAAATTGATGAAGAAATTTATAAAACATCAATAATGAAAACGGCCATATGGTAAATGGCCGTATATATAAATAGTGAAGGTCGCCGGGTGTTGTCTTTAAGTGATGAGGAATTCTCGGATTTACAATGGGATGCGAAAATCCTACTAGAACTAGAGTATGATAAAGTTGGATGGATAATTCAACAAGCTTCGTGCAATACTGTTAAGGCAACAAAAGATGAAGATTCGCCAGATAAAATATGCTGATGTGTGGCCACTCAACCTCCCTTGGCAAGAAGATCCTGTAAGACCTGAGCTCGATAGAGAGTTTAGACACACCGCTGGTAGAGAAGTTTATACAAATGGTGGTGCAATTATTTGTGTTGCATACTGCACAGATGTACCAAGAACGGTACTAGATTTAAATAGTATGATTGGTTTAGACCATGCGATATTTTATACTGTGTGGAGTCGCCAGGCTGGTGCAGGGCGCTTGCTGGTTACTGATTTGTGGAAACAAATGTTAATGACTCAACCACATATCAAAAGATATGTTACATTGTCTCCTAAGACAAAGATGGCTTGGAATTTTCATATCAACAATGGCGCTATTCTACTAAATGAGAATGAGGAATCTGATAATTATGAATACAGTGAAGCAGAACTTATACGAGACAAACCTTTATCGGAACTCAAGCGACGAGATAGAAGCTCAGAATAATAAGTGGGCCGAAAGATCAGTTTATGAACCAAATATAACTATTGTTGTTGCATTGTTTGATGGTCGTAATGCTCCGGTTCCTCATTCTGTGGGTATCTATGATGAGTCGTGGGTAGATAAACTCTATAGGGGTGTTGCTAGAAACTACAATGGCCATTTTGATTTCGTATGTCTTACAGATCGAAATTATATATTCTCAGAACCTATTAAACAGATAAGATTTGATAGGTCAGTTGATCAGTATGGTTGGATGAGTTTAATGGAGTGGTATCATCCAAAGGTGTGTAATACTAGACGAGTTACGATGGGTATTGATACCATCATTACAGGTCCGCTTGATGATATTTTTGATTATGATTTAAAAGAACATAATCTAGGAGTTTGTCAAGACCCATATTGGCCTGAAGAAATTTGTAATGCGATGACTATAGCTGAGCCATCATTCTGTAATGAGTTTTGGAACTATTGGATTAATAATGAAAAGGAAATATTGAAAAATTGTGATTTGTTTCCTGGAGCACCATCTGAGATGGTTGTATTAAGAAGTTTGTATGGTGATAGTCCTAGAATAGACACTATATTTAAAGGTAGAATATTAAGTTATAAAGCTCATGTCAGAGATCATTGGGATAGACTTGCAGATACTAGTATTGTTTATTTTCATGGCTCACCTAAACCACATCAAGTAAATGAACAGTGGGTGCGGGAGAATTGGATATGATTTTATTTGCATATGATTTTCCTCATAGAAAAACCCAAGATTTTATTTTCTATTTGAAGTATTATAATTTCAAATTAGATATTGTTATCGGAGCGCCTAAGGAATTATTAAGTATACCAGAACAACAATATCATTCTAGTGTTCCGACTCTAGGTATGCATGAAACTAGAGAAATTTGTTGGAAGATGAATATACCTTATTTTATGATGGGTCATAATAGTGAATCTTGTTTGCATCTTTTAGAACAGAAGAAACCTAAGCTTGGATTAATAGCTGGTGCAAGAATATTAAAGAAAGAAGTTATAGATAAGTTTAGTTTGGGTATAATCAATTTTCATCCGGGTGGCATCCCAGAGTGTAGAGGTCTTGATACTGCTCATTGGATTGAACACGATAATTTACCAGTTGCAGTGACTAGTCATTTTATAGATGGTCGTGTAGATGGTGGTTGGATTATTAAGAGACAAGATTTTGATAAGCCTGAGAACTATACACTACAAGATATTGGATCGTTATTGTATTATGGTCAGTTGGCTATATTCAGAGAAAGTATATCGGCGGTAAGGGGTAAGACTTTAGAAGATTTTGAACCTGTATCCAAAGATGCAAAACCAACATACGGATATTTTCCAACGTGACATATGAAATAACGTGGGGTGGGTTTGCTCTTATAGAATTTCTAATAGCAGAACGTCATAATATAGGATCAAAGTATAAGACTTGTTTAGATATTGGATGTGGTGATGGTGTTCATAGTAAGATAATGAATCATGCCGGCCTTAAAGTAACAGGGGTAGATAAGTATTCCGATAAGGCAGACTATAACTTGGATTTTATGAGTTATACTAAGACAAGACAGATGAATTTTGATGTTGTCTTTTGTTCTCATGTTATAGAACACCAAAGAAATGTTGGTGACTTTTTAGATAGAATTTATGATGTGCTTAGTGATGATGGTGTATTGATTATCAGTGCTCCAAATCATTCTGCTGAAACTTTAATAGAAGGTCATATTAATAGTTTTATCTTTCCTTTATTTTTACAACAACTGATTCATGCAGGCTTTGATTGTAAGAATGGAAAGTATTTAAGTTTAATAGAAAATTCTTTTATTGTATCCAAGGCTAAAGATTTTGAGCTCAGTGAACGCCAGGAAAATGGATATCAATGGACAGATAAACATCAGAATAGAAGTCCTATAGATTTAAACAATTCTTCTATTGACAATAGCAAGACAATACTGTATAATTGTAATCATGTGCTTCCCGACGGCACTATTAAATCGTCGGAGACTTTTTATGATATGACTATAAGTATGCCCAGATGGAATTTTCAATGCACAATTTAGTCCGTGATAACTCAGTAGGTAGAGTAGCTGACTGTTAATCAGCCTGTCCCTGGTTCGAGCCCAGGTCACGGAGCCAAATTAGAGAAAAGTATGGAACAATATCAACTTAAAGATTACTTAAACAATATTAATCATCTGAAAAAGAATCTTATGGATTCTGAAGATCAGTTTTGGGAGAAAAAATACCCCGCCTATATAATCAATAAATGTTTATCAGCTTTTCCTGATACTATATTCTATGTTAATGAAGTAAACCGTATGCACTTCTTGGATAACAAGTTGCAAAACGATTTTTTACTAAATAGTGTAAGGAAGCGCAAGAGATTTGCACAATGGATGCGCTCTTCTAAAGTCAAAGATATAGAATATGTAAAAGAATATTATGGCTATAGTAATGAAAAGGCAAAACAAGCCTTAGATGTTTTGACTGCTGAGCAGATAAAAATTATAAAAACAAAATTGATTAGAGGTGGTAAACATGGAAGAATTGGAGTGGACACCTGACCTGATGTTAGAGGTCGGGTTATCAGAATCCGACGACTTCCTCAAAGTGAGAGAAACTTTATCCCGCATCGGTGTTGCCTCAAGGAAAGAGAGAAAACTATACCAATCATGTCACATTCTGCATAAACAAGGACGTTATTTTATCGTACATTTTAAAGAGTTATTTGCATTAGATGGTAAGCCAACTAATATCTCCATAAATGATATTGAAAGACGAAATACAATTGCAAAGTTATTAGAAGATTGGGGTTTAGTAAGTATGATAGGTAACAGTGAACCTAGAGCACCATTATCACAGATTAAAGTTTTATCATTTAGAGAGAAGGATGATTGGGATCTTGAAACTAAATATAATATTGGAACCAAAAAGAAAATTGAATAGGTAAATAAATTATGACAATAAAATTACTCCGATTGAAGTCGGGNGAAGATGTAGTAGCAGAAATAGAAGAAGATGAGGATGGTGTTTCCTTTTGGTTAGATAATCCTGCGGTTATTATACCGATGGGCGACCCCAGACAGGGTGGTAATAATGTGCAATGGGGATTTGGTCCTTGGGCAGCTTTTTCCAAAGATAATAAGGTAAGAGTTGAGAAGGATTGGATTGTTTTCATCTCTGATCCTGCAAAAGAAATAGTAAATAATTATAGACAGGCGTTTGGGTCGGGTATTGTAGTGCCTGAGGTTAATACAGCAAAAGTATTGACTGGATAGATTGTTTGTGTTATAATTATATCTATGGCAGATAACTTCTACACAAATGTAATTCAGAAACAGAACACACTTCTCATCCGTGCGATTGAGAACGGTAAGCGGGTGCAGCATAAAGTCCGTCATAAACCCACGTTCTATTTCCCTACAAAGAAAAAGACAAAGCTTAAAACTCTAAAGGGTAAACCTGTAGAGTCTATACAGTTGAGCTCTATTGGTGATGCCCGAGAATTTCTTGGACAATATAGAGATCAACCTGATCTTGTTCATGGTATGGAGAGATATCCGTATGTATGGATAGCTGATAACTATGATGAGTTTGTAGAATGGAACATGGATAAAATTCTCATGTTGACCATCGACATAGAGGTGGCATCAGAGAATGGTTTTCCAGATCCTGGTGTGGCCCAAGAAGAAGTCCTTGCCATTACTATAAAGAATCACAAAACTAAAAAGATTATTGTATGGGGTATCTATAATTATAATAATTCTAGAGATGATGTTGAGTATATACATTGCATAGATGAACGTGAATTATTGGAACAATTTGTTGGTTTCATGGTAGAGGTTCAACCTGATGTTATAACAGGCTGGAACACCACATTCTTTGATATACCTTATCTTGCTAATCGTATCTCTAAACTATTCGGTGATAAGATGCGAAACAATATGTCGCCGTGGGATATGGTAACAGAAGAAAAGGTAACGACATTCGGCAGAGAACAAACCAAATATAATATTTGGGGTGTTGCGAATATGGATTATATGGACTTGTATCGTAAGTTCACATATAAGAATCAAGAATCATATGCATTGAATTATATTGCTAGTGTAGAGTTGGGTGTGCAGAAAGATGCTAATCCCTACGAAACATTCCGTGAGTGGTATACAAAAGATTATCAATCGTTCATTGATTATAATATCAAAGACGTAGAGCTTGTTGATGCATTAGAAGATAAGATGAAATTGTTAGAGTTATGTCTAACAATGGCCTATGAGGCTAAGGTGAATTATGTAGATGTATTCTCACAGGTTCGTATGTGGGATGTCACAATCTATAACTATCTCCGTAGTAAAGACATTGTAGTGCCTCAAAGAGATATCAATAATAAAGGTTCAAAGTATGAAGGTGCCTATGTGAAAGATCCACAAACGGGTCAACATAAATGGGTGATGTCATTTGATTTGAACAGTTTGTATCCGCATTTGATTATGCAATATAACATTTCACCAGAAACTATGATTGGTCAAAGATTTCCTGAGGCCATTAGTGTTGATTTATTATTGAAACAGGAAGTCAATACAGAAGTGTTGGGTGATAATTTAACAGTGACACCAAACAATGCTTGTTTCAGAAAAGACATTAGTGGGTTTTTACCAGAGCTGATGGATAAAATGTATGGTGATCGTGTGAAGTTTAAGAAGTATGCACTAGATGCTAGAAGGAGATATGAAGAAACAAAGGACGCTAAGTACCTTAAAGAAATTTCTAAATATAATAACATACAGATGGCCAGAAAGATTGCGCTCAATAGTGCTTATGGTGCTATCGGTAATCAATACTTTCGTTATTACAATGAAAAGATGGCTACTGCTATTACTACATCAGGTCAGCTGTCGATCAGATGGATTGAAAACAAAGTCAATGATTACCTCAATGGAATATTACAGACTACAGACGAAGATTATATTATTGCGTCGGATACAGATTCCATTTATGTTACATTTGACGAATTGGTCCGTAAATCTTTTGGCGAGGGAACTGATGTACCAACAGAACGAGTCATTGATTTCTTGGACACAATCGCTAAAGAGAAAATGGAACCTTATATTACTAAATGTTATGAGGAGTTGGCTGATTATGTGAAGGCGTATGCTCAAAGGATGGAAATGTCCAGAGAGGTTATTGCCGACAAGGGTATATGGACTGCCAAGAAACGATACATCTTAAACGTACATGATAGTGAAGGTGTGAGATATGCAGAACCTCAGTTAAAGATTATGGGTATCGAGGCGGTTAAGTCATCAACACCTGGCCCGTGTAGAGAAAAGATTAAAGAAGTATTGAAGGTTATAGTTAATGAAGATGATAAGGCTGTTAATGTATTCATACAGAATTTTCGTAAAGAGTTTTTGAGTTTGCCTGTAGAGGCTGTTGCATTTCCAAGATCAGTAAATGGTTTGAGGAAGTGGGGTGATAGTAATAGTATCTTTAAGAAAAAATGTCCAATGCATATTAAAGGTGCATTAATATATAACCATTTACTAAAGAAGTTAAATCTAACAAAAAAATATCCGTTGATTCAAGAAGGTGAGAAGATTAAATATCTCTTATTAAAAACTCCTAACAGATTGCAGGCTAATGTCATTGCATTTTTGAGTGTATTACCTAAAGAATTTGAGTTACATGATTTTATAGATATAGATTTGCAGTTTGAAAAGTCCTATGTTGATCCTTTGCAGTTTATTATGGAAGCGATTGGTTGGGAAATTGATAGAAGTTATGGCACACAGAGAACGCTGGAGGCGTTGTTTGGATGATATATGATGAAGAACTATATTCGTATCTAAGCGAACATTGTAATGCTGATGGCCTACCTGTTTTAAATACAGGTGAGTTCAAGTACTGCACAGAAAAGTATGGTAAGGAGATTTTTCGTGAAACTTTGTCGGTCTATATCGTCAGTGAACGTCCACCATTTCCGTTTAGGGAAATTACATATGCAGATATGGTGGCGAATTTTCAGAAGTTAAAGAAGGCAGACTATACAAAGTTTATTACACCAACAGATCATTTAGATCGTGAGGTGTTTGAAAAGTATGATGACTACAAATATAATTTTGCAGAACATGGCTTAGGTCTGATAGATACACCATCTGCATATAGTCTCTGTAGTGATTACTTTATGAATAAACTCAGACTGCGATGTGGTTCGTATAGTTTTAAAGCACCAGCTCAAGTCTGGGAAAACGGAACTGCAAAAGAGATATGGCGTTCTATTGGTGCAATCTGGAGAGGTATTAATACCAATGAAGATTTGTCTCCGACTGTTTATATGTCTGCATTTCGTTTGGGTACATACATCGCCACACAGTTTAAACCTATCGTGGCTAAGACCATCTATAACATGACAGGCGCTAAGACAGTACTGGATACTAGCATGGGTTGGGGTGATAGACTTGCTGGTTTCTATGCTTCAGATGCAACACATTATATTGGTTGTGATCCTAATCCATTGACATTTTTAATGTACTCTGAAATGATTAAAGAGTATAGTAAATTATCTCCTGGTAAGACTACACAAATATACAGATGTGGTGCAGAAGATTTGCCGTGGGATAGTATTGAGAATGTAGATTGTGCATTTACTAGTCCACCATATTTTTCTACAGAAGAATATAATAAAGGTGGAGAATTTGAGGCAGATCAATCTTGGGCCAAATTTAGTGAATATGATAAGTGGCGTGATGAGTTTTATCTCCCAGTGGCACTAAATAGTTTTAATTCATTAAGTGATAATGGATTTTTATTGACTAATATTATGGACCCCAAAGTGAAAGGAGTTCGTCATCGTTCTGGTGATGAGCTTGTAGATTCGTTGCGTGAGCACTGGTTAGGCCAAGTGGGTATGAGAATCATGCAGCGGCCACAAGGTAAAAATGTATTTAAGACACATGAAGAACTTGTGAAATTTATGAATAAAATATATATTGAAAATGTGTGGTGCTTCGGTAAGAATAAAGATTTTGATTTCTTTAGACATAACCGCCGAGCAACACTTGAAGGACTATTTGGAGAATAGATGGATGATAAATAGAACAGAGAAAGGGACTGCTGATAACAGCCCCTTCTCCTAAACACCATTATACGAGAGGTATGAATGATGTCCTATAACTATTTAGACCCAGCAGATGTAGGTAAGATTGAGCTGCCTACCGAAGAACAATTAGCCAGAGAAGAATGGACTGGCGGTTATGAACGAGAAAACAACGGCTATTGGAGAGGTGGACTTTCCACAGATAACCCTAAAGAGTATCAGCGGTTGTGGTATCAAAAGAATAAAGAGAAATATAAGTCGGGTGGTAAGTATGATTGGTATGG